ACAAGCAAAAGTCTGGGATGACTTTGTAGTGTCTTCTTTTTCAAAGTCAGCTAGCTTAGTCCAATCAATTGAGGCAGGCATATTTCTTTTCATAGCATTGTAGTGCTCAACTGTAAACGGTACATCTTTTCCTGTCGGTGCATGTGTAGATACACCAAGTTCCCAAGATTGTTCTGCTGATATCATATCTTGATATGGTGCTTGTTGATACACATGGTCATCATAAGGTAAAAAAGATACACCAGACATCTCATCAAAGTTTTTGTACACGAATGCACCTACATCAACCCATTCGTCAGGTTTAACAGATACAGTTACAGATGGCTTATGCTCACACCAATTTCTTTGATATATTAGCCACATCTCTAGTTGTTCTATAGCAGACATATGATGCCTAGTAACACAAGAGTCTGGTGACTTCATTGGAAAACTAAATACAGTTGTTGTCTCTGGTTTCATAACACAAGGCTCATTAGGTATGCCTTGATTTTGCATGAACTGTGTAAGTGGGTCTTTGTTGTCTCCACGAACTGTACGCACGTAAAATCTACTATGTCTAGCATGGATACCTGATGCACTGTTGCATAATTGTGACACTGTACCACTTGGCTTAACACAAGTTATAGCAGTGCTTGCAGGAATGTTAAACTTTTTAGCATATTCTATATTAGTTTCTACTGCTGTCATTCTAAGACTTTCAAGAATACTAGGTAACTTTTTTCTAGCTTCTGGGTTTTGCCCACTCATCATAATGTTATCCATAATACCTGTCAAAGATACACCAAGTAATCTTTCTTCTTCAGTATTCTTTTTCCATATCTTTCTTAAATACGGAAAGTTTGTAAGTGTGGCTTGTGCTGTTCCAAGTATGGTAGCTATCTTTACTTTCTGACAAATAGCATTATAGTCATCTCCCTCTCTAATTACCACCTCAGTGAGGTTACAGAACTGATAGGGACGCAAGATGATTTCACTGCAGGGGTTACATCCAAAATCGTGTTGTGGGTCTCTACGACCATAACTCATGGCCTGCTTACGTGCGGCTACTCTATTGAATATACCTCTTTCTCCAGAGCGAGACTCTACAAGTGAAGTCCATTCTCTTAAAAAGGTTTCAGAATCTGGCTTATCTGTATACGCAACACTATTATTAGACAATGCCATGTGAGGTGCAGTTTCCCACCAATTACCTGTTTTAGCATGTCTCATTCGTATATCAGATAAATTAGATAAAGATATCATGGCACTTCTACGCACACCCCCAGATACAACTACTTCACCAATCTTACACATTAAACTGTGACAATCATAACTAGAAAGTTTCTTACCTTTATTTTCTTTAAATAAATTTACAGTGAATGTGAATAAATTATTTAGTGGACCTGGTCCAGATGCTCTACCACCAAATATCTTTAGTCTAGCACCCGCAGGTCTTACTTTAGATAAATCCCAAGACGGTATCTCTCCTGCATATAATAAGGCTATTAATTTACGTAAAGCTTTTGCCCATCCCTCTTTGCTATCGTGTACACTAATAATGTCATCACTGTCGTATAAGGTATGTGGTATCTCTGGTAGTTTATTTATCTTGTCTCTTTCTACAGAAAACCCTACACCAGTTCCACATAATAGTACATACATAGCTTCATCAAATGATTTCATATCATCAACAGGAAGATAAGCACAGTTA